GTTCTTTCGTCTGCTTAACACTATTTGCTAATAATGTTTGTTTCTGTGTTAGAAGTTCCGTATTGCCTGGATTGAATTTTAAAAGAGAATTTACATCTTTCAACTGAGATTGAGTATTCTTCAATGAGCTGTCAATTCCTTTTAATGACTGAGATAGCTTGGTAGTGTCGCCGCCAATTTCAATAGTGATTCCTTTAATTCTATTCGATCCCATATCCAATCACCTTTCTTTAAAGTGCTTTTATATCATCATTTGTTGCTAATGTTGCCCACTCATAACTGTCATTGCTGCTTTCTGATAACATGTCAAACACTTCTCCAATTGTTATTTCATCGAGCTCAAAAATACTTAGCCCAAGTTGTTTACATCGTAAGATAAAAAGTGCCGAGCTGAGGGGACGCTCAGTCGGCTTTATGCTTTTTTTGTTGTTTCAAGCGTACCATTTGCCAATCCCCAAATGATCCGCCATTCTAATCCAAGTTTAAAAACAGGAAAGGTATTGAATTGATCCGTCCATTCTTCAACACTATTCGGAATGCTTGGATCAGCTTGCTTTGCCATGGTCCAGCCAAAATCAAGCAGAATAGAAAGATCATCTCCAGATACATATGATTTATCTTCAATATCATGCTTATTAACTGTTTCCATATCTTTCAAGAGATCTCTGCCAAATATGTCTCTATACTTAACAACAGTATATGCTGTTGCCTTGAATGTAACTTTTTTTCCATCAATCACAATATCTTTCTGCATCTTATCTCCTATTCCCCAGTTGTTTTAGCAACTTCAAATACCTTATCAAACCATGTGCTAAATGCAGTGTCCGTATTAACAACAGATGCCTTTACAGCGCAATCTGATTCACGCGGAAGACATTTGATTTTCAGAGAATCTGTTGCTGCAGAAATAGCCTTCTCTTTTGTGCTTCCGCCTTCGTCTGGACGTGCAATCGTGCAACGATACATCAGAGCGCGTTTAGATGTAAGCTTTTCATCACCTTCAAATGATGTTTCAAAAAGCAAAGCAAATTCACTGTGTTTATCACTAGATTTTTCGATCAGTGCACCAGACGTCGCGTCCTTAGTCTGCCCTAATACATCAGTCAAGAACGAATCAGGCAATCCCATCAGTTCGACAGTGCCATCGTATCCAGTGTTAGATGTTGCAGAATACCAGATATTATCATCTGCATATTCTTCCGTATCGTCTCCGGTAGGAGATAACGAAATGCTCTTAGCTCCAGGAAGCTTAATTGGAGTAGCATACTTTTCTGCTCCAGTAGTATCATCCTTTGAAATAACAGAATAATAAGCATTTTTGCAGCCGTATTTAATCTTATTCATTTTTTCCCTTTCTTATGCGTCCAAAACGCATGATGTTTCAAAAAGAACTTCAAACATTTTTTCATCTGTTAGATAGCTCTCTGTTTTGTCAAAAACAAAACCATTCTTTGACAGTATTTCTTCAACCTTTTTCTCTGCTGATATGTTTTTTTGCTTTGTATATAGTTCAATATTAAGTGTTGTTATTGGAGCATATACAGCATCATCAGCCAATTCGTTTTCAGATGAAGGAAAGTAAAACAAAACATATGGAGGTTTCACTGCTTTTTCAGGAGTAGTTTCCATGAATTGATAATAAGCAAACGGAAATCCAATTGATTCGATCATCGTAGCTACTTCTTTTATCTTCATTCCAATTTCTCCTTTATCGTTCTTTCGACTTCTTCCTGAGCCCAATCATTTACTTCAGCAATATGTGGGAAAGCCCTAGTACGTCCTCCGTTTGCCTTAGCATGGCCAAATTCAAGCAAATGCGTTAGTCGATAATTCTTTGAATTATAAACATGAGCAGTGACCGTGATTCTCCCTTTTTCAAGATTAGATTTCCAAGTCTTAGGATATTTTTTCCAGATTCCAGCACCACTATTTTTTGATTTAAGCTTTTGTGTTGCTTCTTTTGCAACATCATCTACTGATTCATCAATAGTTTTCTTAACATCATCAGAGTATTCTGACAGTAAATCTTTTATTGATTTTGAAAAATCGCTAGACTCTATCTTACTCATCAACACCCTTCTTTAGCTCTGCGTATAAGTCAATCCTTCCGTCTGGATTTAAATATGTACGATATATAGAATATCTTGTTCCGTCATATTCTATGACATCTTCATTTGTATATTCATCGTCATATACATTAAATACATATTGAGGATTAAGACCGTTGCGGCCGCCTTCAAACCATTCGGACCTAGATGCTGACTTTACGTTAGCGTAAATCTCTATCACCGTTTCCGTTGGCTGCTGTATTCCATTTTCATCATTTATAAATGATCTGGAAATTAATTTAACTTTTTCACTTCTATCCATTGCTATCACTCTTATAAGGAGAATACATGCCAAGTTGTTTTTTCAACTGTTCATAGCATGATTTGTACTTTTCGCTTTCAGATTCATAGCCAAATGTTGCTTTTCCATTCATTTTGCACGCTTCCAAAACTAATGGATCTGATAAATTAACATTTGCACCAGATCTTTTAAGGTCTTCTAATGTGCTATCAACACAATCATTTATCTCGTCGACCATTTCGATATCTAATTTGCTTTTCCTTAAAGCAACTCTAACTTTATCTTTAATTACTGCGAGTTCCATTCAATTCTCCTCTGATTGAAAAGATCAAAGGGGCATTTCTGCCCCTATAGATTATTATACTATTGCCTTGTCGATATATGCTCCAGCGTTAACGTCTCTCATTGTTCCCTGCATACGAGCATATCCTGAATATACGATCTTATGTTTTTCAATATCTCTCGTATTTTCAATCATGATATCCTGGATCATGTTCGCTTCATAGTTCTTAGGATCAATAATGAAGATATCATCTCCTGCTGCAGAATCTACTTTAACGCTTGCTCCCATAGCAACTCCATCGCGAATAACTGGCTGTCCATTTGCGTCTACCATGCCATAGATCTGACCATATACATTTTCGGAAGATGCATAGATAGTCAGAGATGTAGCATGCTTAGCTTTCCCAAATGCAGTAAGCATGTTTTTATAAGTCAGATCTGATCCTTTAGCAATAGTAGATGCAGGTGTCGCTAAATCTTTTTTGATCTGTGCAAATGTATCTGTGGCCATCGTTTCACCAAGATCTGCTGCAATCTCTGTTTCAAGATAATCAACAAGAGCACCCTGTGTCATTTTTGCCTCTGCGTAAGACAGTTCACACGTCTTGGAATAATCATTTCCAGACAGCGTTACATTTACAAATTCATTATCTTCAATATCATTTGCAACGCCTTCAGCAACCTTCTTAGCTTTGCCAGCCTTAATGCTCTTATGCTGACGGATTGTCAGGACTGTACCTGTAGAAAGTCTTGTAATATCTTCCATAATTGGATGAGCATCGTGGATCAAATCCCAAATCGTATTTTCCATTTCTGTAGGCAGGACGATTCCATTTACTGTAGTAATCAATGCATCTCTCTGTTCTGCTGTTGCATTGTTCATCAGATTTGCCATGAATGCATTTCTGTATTCAGCAGTATTTGTATATCCTGGCATATCTCTTGTTAATTTTGGCATAATTCTTTCTTCTCCTTCTGTTGGTGTTTCAACTGGTGTACCTTTATCTTCACCTGTAGATGCAGCACGTGCATCTGCTTCTTTCTGTTCGATGACTGACTTCTCCGCAATCAATGCTGACTTTCTTGTTTCTGATTCAGTTAATTCAGCATTTAATTTTTCTACATCTGTTGGATCAGCAGTCTCGACGGCTGTGTTGATTTCCTTTGCGCGATTTTCGATTTTATCCAGTTCGCTCAGGATCTCCTTCAATCTTTTTGACATAATTTCTCCGATCTAGCTTTTACGCTTTTTCTCATTGCATCAATCTTTCTCGCACTCTCCAGTGTTGCTTTTGCGCTATCCAGCGATGTTAGATCATTATCCAATGATCTAGCATTGATTGATGTCTGCTCATATGCCGGGAATGTTACTGCCGACACTTCATACACTTTCCCAATTCCAAGAATATGTCTTGTTGGATGATCAGAATCTAGGTTTTCCCAGGAATCCTTAGTAACAGAGAACATAAACGACATTCCAGAAATATCACCGCGAGATACTGCGGAATCTAATTCCTTCGCGCGCATATTATTATCTGTATCTAAATCTGCTCTCATATGCATTCCATC